AGAATATGGCTTGCAAGTGTCCAGAGCAATTGAACAGGAATGGTTTGATCAGGGTAGAACTAATCAAAACAGATACCAAACTAATTGGAATAATTTTCATCAATTAAGGCTATACGCTAGAGGGGAACAGTCAGTTCAAAAATATAAAGATGAATTATCAATTAACGGTGATTTGTCTTATCTTAATTTAGATTGGAAACCAGTGCCAGTTATTTCTAAGTTTGTTGATATTGTCGTAAACGGTATATCACAAAAAACTTACGACATTAAAGCTTTTGCTCAAGATCCAGAATCGTTAAAGAAAAGAGTAGATTACGCGGATAAAATATTAACAGATATGTATGCTAAGCCAGGTATACAAAGATTTCAAGAACTAACAGGTGTTAATATTAGTCAATCTAATATGGGTTTAGAAGAACTTCCAGCTAACAAACAAGAGTTAGAAGTTCACATGCAATTAAACTACAAGCAATCTGTAGAAATAGCTGAAGAAGAAGCTATTGCTAATTTTTTGGCTAAAAATAAATATGAAGAAACTCGAAGAAGATTAACGTACGATTTAACGGTTCTTGGTATTGGCGCTGTTAAAACCAACTTTAACGTATCTAACGGCATTACTGTAGATTATGTTGATCCAGCATATATGGTTTATTCATATACAGAAGATCCTAATTTTGAAGATATATATTATGTCGGTGAAGTAAAAGCGATCACGATACCAGAACTTAAAAAAGAGTTTCCATATATTTCAGAAGAAGAATTATATGAAATTCAACAAATGCCTGGTAATCGTCAATACATAACTGGTTGGGGTAATTACGATGAAAACACGGTTCAAGTTTTATATTTTGAATATAAGACATATATGAATCAAGTGTTTAAGATTAAAAAGAATGACACTGGTCTTGAAAAAGCGTTAGAAAAAACAGACGAATTTAATCCTCCACCAAATGACAACTTTGATAGAGTATCAAGAACTATAGAAGTTTTATACTCTGGCGCTAAAGTTATGGGTACTAACACGATGCTCAAGTGGGAACTCGCAGAGAATATGACAAGACCTTATGCTGATACTACTAGAGTTGAGATGAATTATAATATTTGTGCTCCTCGAATGTACAAAGGTCGTATTGATTCATTAGTTAATAGAGTAACTGGTTTTGCTGATATGATTCAGTTGACACACTTAAAGTTACAACAAGTGATGTCTAGAGTTATTCCAGATGGTGTATTCTTAGACATGGACGGTTTAGCAGAAGTTGATCTTGGTAACGGAACAACGTATAATCCAGCAGAGGCATTAAATATGTATTTCCAAACTGGTAGTATTGTTGGTAGATCTTTAACTCAAGATGGTGATTTAAATAGAGGTAAGGTTCCAGTTCAAGAGCTAACATCGTCATCCGGTCAAGCAAAAATTCAATCGCTTATACAAACGTATCAATATTATTTACAAATGATTCGTGATGTAACGGGTCTTAATGAAGCAAGAGATGGTAGTAATCCTGACAAAGATGCTCTTCTTGGATTACAAAAAATGGCCGCTAACGCATCAAATGTTGCTACTCGTCACATTAATAATGCTACAAACTATTTGACATTAAGAACTTGTGAGAATATTTCTTTAAAAATAGCTGATGTTTTAGATTTTCCTTTAACTAAAAATTCTTTAATGCAGAGTATTTCTGTTTTTAATAGTGAAGTTTTAAAAGAAATAGAGCAACTAAATTTATTTGATTTTGGTATTTATTTAGAATTAGAACCAGAAGAGGAAGATATAGCACAACTTGAACAAAATATACAAATAGCTCTTAAAACTGGTAATATTGATTTAGATGACGTGATTGATATTAGAGAAATAAAAAATATTAAGCTAGCTAATGAGGTTTTAAAAATCAGAAAGAAAAAGAAACAAGAGGCTGCTCAACAAGCTCAATTGGCAAATATTCAAGCTCAATCACAAGCCAATACTCAAGCTGCTGAACAATCAGCATTAGCAGAATTGCAAAAACAACAAGCACTCACTCAAGAAAAAGTTAACATTGAGCAAGCAAAATCACAATTTGAAATTCAAAGATTACAAGCAGAAGCTCAAATTAAAAAAGAACTTATGGCTCAAGAATTTGAATATCAAATGCAACTAGCACAAGTAAGAGCAAAGGCAGAAACTGAAAAAGAGCAAGAAATAGAAGATAGAAAAGACAAAAGAGTTAGAATGCAAGGAACTCAACAGAGTGAACTCATAGATCAAAGAAAAAACGATACATTACCTAAAGACTTTGAGTCTGCTGGTAACGATACATTAGGTGGTTTTAGCTTAGAAGCATTTTCGCCTAAATAGAACAATTAATTAATTATATATTATTTTATCATGTCAACACAAGTAAAACAAGAAGGTGATTTCAAGTTGCAACAAGAAGAAGAACCAATTAAAGTAGATTTAACAAAAAAAGAAGAAGATGCCGTTCAAGAGCAAAGCACAAATGACAGCAATGTTGCTGTCGAGGGATCCGAAAACAGTAGCAACAGCGAAGAAGTGGTTGAAGAAGTACGGTCCACCGATGAAGAAAAAGAAGTAGTATTACAAGAAATTACAGAAGAAGAAGTTCAAGCAGAGGTTAAAGAAGTAAAAGAAGAACTTAAAGAAGCTGTACAAGAAACAAAAGAAACAGGTAAACCACTTCCAGAAAACATTGAAAAGCTTGTTGCTTTTATGGAAGAAACAGGTGGTAACATAGAAGACTATGTTCGGTTAAACGCCGATTATTCCAAAGTAGATCAAAATGCTTTGCTTAGAGAATATTATAAACAAAGCAAGCCATACTTAAATCAAGAAGAAGTTACCTTATTAATGGAAGATAACTTTAAGTATGATGAAGAAATAGATGATGAGCGAGACATCAGAAGAAAAAAACTCGCATTTAAAGAAGAAGTTGCAAAAGCCCAAAACTTTTTAGAGCAAACAAAGAGTAAATATTACGACGAAATCAAGTTGAGACCCGGCGTAACTCAAGAGCAAAAAAAAGCAATGGATTTTTTCAACCGATATAATGAAGAGCAAAATACACGTGCTCAACAACATGAGAATTTTAAAAACCAAACTAAAAACTTTTTTGCAAACGATTTCAAAGGTTTTGATTTCAATTTAGGAGAAAAAAAGTTTAGATATGGTATTCAAAATACTTCTCAAGTTGCCGATACTCAATCAGACATTAATAACATAGTCGGGAAGTTCCTAGACGATAAAGGTAATGTTATAGACACAAGTGGGTATCATAAAGCTATGTATGCCGCTATGAATGCTGATAAACTAGCAACTCATTTTTATGAGCAAGGAAAAGCTGACGCAACAAAAAATATAGTTGCTTCATCGAAAAATCCTAGTTCTGGAGAACCAAGAAAAGCTCCAGAAAATGTTTATATAAACGGACTTAAAGTTAAAGCAATTAGTGGTATGGATTCTTCAAAACTTAAAATTAAAACAAAAAAATTTAACTAATTAAAACTTTAAAATTATGGCTGTAGTAAGTCCTGCGCTGACGGGAGTGGAAATGATTTCGCTCAACAATATTTACCTGAAATTTACGAACAAGAAGTAGAACGTTACGGAAACCGTACTCTTTCTGGATTCTTGCGTATGGTTGGCGCTGAGATGCCAATGACTTCTGATCAAGTTATTTGGTCAGAGCAAAACCGCTTACACATTGCTTATGATGGTTTAACAGCTACCGCTGCTACCACTATTCGCATTGTACAAAGCGCTACTGTTCAAGGTGTTGTTTCTCAAAACCAAACTATTGTAGTTATGAATACTGCAAATGGTGATGAAGTAAAATGTCTTGTAACAGGTGTTACCGGTACCTCTGGTACTTCTGGTAACTACGATCTTACTGTATTACCTTATACTCAAGCTGATTTAGCTGGTGGTGGTGCTGGTGAGGTTACTCTTTATGATGCTGGTAGTCCAATTACAACTTTGAAAATCTTTGTATACGGTTCTGAATTTGCTAAAGGTACAAATGACAATACACTTGCATCTGTTACCCCTCAGTTCACTCAATACAATAACAAACCAATTATCATTAAAGAGCGTTACGAAATTAACGGTTCTGATATGGCTCAAATTGGTTGGGTTGAAGTTGCTACTGAAGAAGGTGCCTCAGGATT